ATAGAATACAAGGGAAGATACAAATCCACGAATACTTGAGAGTGCAACCAAGTGGCAGACCTAAGATACAGATATTTAATAGCTGTCCTAACTTGATACGTGAACTCCAAAGTCTTCCTCTGGATAAGTCTAACCCAGAAGATGTTAATACAAATGCGCCTGACCACGCTTATGACGCGCTACGCTACTTAATTATGTCAAGACCTAAAGTCAATGACATCTTTAGTCAGTTTAGAAACATGAGGATGGAGCAGGCATATACACCCGTTGATTCGGAGTTTGGATACTAATGGCAGAAAATACTTTAACAGCGAATGGGATTTACTTCGGAGACGTTGAAGGCGAAGATGGCCTTGAACTGACCCTAGAAGAAAATCTACGCAATAACCTAGTAGGTCTTATTACTGACCGCTATGTTTCTGCTAAGACCTCACGCGACCTAGATGAACAGCGTTGGCTTACAGCATACCACAACTATCGTGGTCTATACGGCAAGAATGTACGCTTTAGAGAGTCTGAGAAGTCCCGCATCTTTGTTAAAGTTACTAAGACCAAAGTACTTGCAGCCTTTGGACAACTTGTAGATGTTGTGTTTGGTGCTAATAAGTTCCCTATTGGTATCAGTGAAACTAAGATGCCAGAAGGTATTTCTCAGTATGCCCACATAGACGCAACAGCTTCTCCGGGAATTGAAACCTCTCAAGGACAGGCTCCTGAGATGGAAGAAGAAACTCCTGAGAATCCTTTTGATGTAGGTTTTGAAGGCGATGGACGGGTGTTAAAACCCGGAGCTACATATGCTACAGGCAAGTTTGAAGATATAAAACTTGACAAGAAAGCAGAAGAAAAAGGTATGTTGAAGGAAGGGCCTTCACCAGACCCACAAGTACTTGAAATAAGTCCTGCACAAAAAGCTGCAAGACGCATGGAAAAACTTATACACGATCAGATAGAGGAGTCTAACGGCGCTAGTGAGATCAGAAACGCATTATTTGAATCAGCTTTATTCGGCACCGGAATCGTTAAAGGGCCGTTCAATTTTAACAAGACCCTCCACCGATGGGATGAAGGAGAGGACGGTGATAGAGTTTACTCTCCTGTTGATGTTAGGGTGCCTCGCTTGGAGTTTGTCAGCATCTGGGACTTTTTCCCAGACCCCAACGCAACAAATGTTGACGAATCAGAGTATGTATTCCACCGCCATAGAATGAACCGTACACAGCTTCGTAGTCTTGGTAAGATGCCTTACTTTGACAAAGAAGCTATACGTACATGCCTTCAGATGGGGCCTAACTACGTAGAAGAAGATTACGAGCATGAGTTAAAAGATGACAATCGTAATGATGAATATGGTGCATCTCAGTATGAAGTACTAGAGTACTGGGGTGTTATGGATGCAGAGTACTGCCGACAGGTAGGTATGGAAATTCCTGATGAAGTAGATGACCTAGATGAAGTACAGATCAACGCTTGGGTCTGTAATGGTCAAATGCTTCGTAGTGTAATTAATCCTTTTACACCTTTCCGTATCCCCTATCATGCGTTTAGCTACGAAAAGAATCCCTATAGCTTTTTTGGTATTGGGGTAGCAGAGAACATGGATGATAGTCAAAAGATTATGAATGGTCATGCACGTATGGCTATTGATAATCTAGCTCTATCAGGCTCTGTAATCTTTGATGTTGATGAGACTGCCCTTGTAGGTGGTCAAAGCATGGAGATTTATCCGGGTAAAGTATTTAGGCGACAAGCTGGTGTACCGGGAACAGCTATTAACGGCTTGAAGTTCCCTAACACTACTATAGAAAACATGCAAATGTTTGACAAGTTCCGACAGCTTGCAGACGAACAAACAGGTATTCCTTCTTATAGTCATGGTCAAACAGGCGTACAGAGCATGACACGTACTGCATCAGGTATGTCTATGTTGCTTGGTGCAGCCTCACTAAACATTAAGACTGTTATTAAGAATCTTGATGACTTCCTGTTAAAGCCTATGGGTGAAGCATACTTCCAATGGAACATGCAGTTTTCAGACTATAAGCTTGGTATTGACGGTGATTTAGAAGTTAAGGCTACAGGTACAAATAGTTTGATGCAGAAGGAAGTACGCTCTCAAAGGCTTACGATGTTCCTTCAGACCGCAGCTAACCCTGCTGTAGCTCCGTTTATTAAGATGAACAAGCTTATTAGTGAACTGGCATACAGCTTAGACTTAGATCCAGATGAACTAATGAATGACCCTGAAGAAGCTGCAATGATGGCTCAGATTATAGGAATGCAAAATAATGTTGGACAAAGCCCTAGCCCGGAAGCTGGCCCCGATGGTCAAGGACAAGCACCAATGGGAGGCCCTGAAGGAGTACCTCAACAGCCTCAAGACCTTGGAGCTACAGGTACTGGTGGCGGCAACATCGGAACTGGATCTGTTCCGCAGTCAGGGGAAGCTGAGTTCTCTGGCTAGGCTAGAAACTTTACCTGAGCAAATAGACGAAGCACTTAATAGGAAAGATTATGAGTAAGAGCATGTTAACCCCACCAGAGCGTGAAGAGTATGTAGTGGGTTCTATTGTAAAAGCAGGTAAAAAAATTTACGATAAAGCAAGTCGTAAAGCCCGGCAAGAATTAGATAAAGCCCAAGGTATTACTTCTGAAAGTCCCGGTAGAACTGCTGAAAGTAGAGGTGCAGTTATCGGCAAGGATCGTACTAAAGCTTTTAAAAATACAGAACAAGTAGTAGGCGGTGCAAAAACTGCTGCTGTTGTTATACCAGCTACAGCAATTGCGACAGCTTGGATGTCTAAAGATAATAAAGGTAAGCCCCCTTCTGAATTTGAAAAAGCTTTTAGCAAAGCACATAATGCAGGAGAAGATACTTTTATTTTTAAGAATGAAGTCTACAGTACAGAAGTTCGTAAAGGTAAAGAAGATGGCGGCCAAGTATACGATCCTGTACAGGGCTATAAAGAAATGTACAAGACTCTTGAGCGTAGTTTAGAAAACGCAGAAACTGAAGAGCAACGTAAAACTATTGAAAAAAACTTTCTTAAAGATACTGGCAATGTTCCCGGAACAACTGTTAGAGATGCCATGATGGAATTAGAAAAGGAAGGGTTTTTTAATCGTGAAGCTAAAGCAGAAGGGTCTTTAATGCTGCCCCCTGAAGGTATGCCAGTAGATACCTATCCTAACATACCAGAAGATGAAATGGATGAAGCACTGGCTTCACAGCTTCCAGATGATGAAATGGAAGACGATTATATTAGCTACGTCATGGATGAATCCCTTGACGATGATGAACAAGATTACCTAGCAGGTGTATTACAAAATGATCCAAGACTATCAGATATCTTGGACAAAGTAATTACAGTTGCTAGTGAGTTTTCGGGTGCTGGCGAAGTAGACGGCCCCGGAACTGGTGTATCAGATTCTATCCCCGCTCGTTTGAGTGATGGAGAGTTTGTATTTACCAGAAAAGCAACCGACCAGATTGGTGCGGATCAGCTTCAAACAATTATGGATGATGCTGAACGTGCTTATGATGGCGGTTATCAAATGAAGGCTATTGGCGGTTATATGCAAGAAGACCCTGAAGAGCAAGATTCACCCCTCAGTCAAACCGATGAGGAAATCAAAAAGCTTATGATGGGTGCAAATAAGATGCCTAGTCTTCAATAATTTTTACGGCTACCTTGGTAAGACAAGCCCCATGAAACTCGACGGAGTTAATATGGCTACCTTGCAAGACACAAGCCCCGTGAAGGAGATTGAGAATGTCAGAAGTACAAGAAGAAGTTAGTAATCCATACAATGCTCGTAAGCCTTGGCACGAAGCTGATAAGCCCAGTGGAGGCAGTGCAGATGGATTATTTTTTGAGCCACCTCAGGCTACCCTTGAAGAGGCCCCTGAAGAAGAAGCTCAACCCCGAAAGAGGACTAACTATAAGAAAAGATACGATGATCTAAAAAAACATTATGATCAAAAACTTGGAGAGTTTAAACAAAAGGAACAAGAACTCCTTGCGATGGCTCAACAAGCACAACCTCGTTATGAACCGCCTAAGTCTGAAGAAGAGTTAGAAAGTTTTAAAGAGGAATATCCTGATCTGTATAACACTGTTGAATCTGTAGCACATATGCAGAGTCAACGGCAGGTAGCAGACCTTGAAGCACAACTACAGTCTATGCGGCAACGTGAGTCTGAGGTATTGCGGAGAGAAGCTGAAACCACTTTGCAACAGCGCCATCCAGACTTTGAGGACATCAGAGGGGATGAGCAGTTTCATTCGTGGGCTAAAGAGCAGCCTGAGCAGATTCAAGATTGGATTTATAATAATCCTGATAATGTTGCTTTAGCTTCAAAAGCTATTGATCTTTACAAATTGGAAACTGGTATTACTCAAAAACAACAGCCCAGAAAGAAACCTCAAGGTTCGGCAGCAGATATGGTATCAACTAAAACAACTAACGTAGATGCTGGTCAACCTAAGATCTGGACTGAACGGGAAATCGCTGCTATGTCCCTAGATCAGTTTGATAAATATGAAGATGATATTAAGCAAGCAATGATGGAGGGTCGCGTAGTAGCATAATTAATTTGTGTTATTAGGAGAATATTAACATGGCTTATAATGTAAGTGACCAATTCTTTGAACCGACTACAGATACCAATGCTAACTTTGGTAACTCTGTAGCGGGACAAAACAACTCGTTTTTCCTGCCTAAAGTTTACTCTAAGCAGGTACTAAACTTTTTCCGTAAGGCTTCTGTGATTGAAGGTATTACGAACACTGACTATGCGGGTGAAATCGCAGCATTCGGTGATAGTGTACGAATCATCAAAGAGCCTGAAATTACTGTTTATCAGTATGAGCGTGGTCAAGATGTGGCCGCTACGAAGTTGACCGACCAAGAAGTAACTCTGGTTGTTGACACTGCTAACGCATTTAAGTTTATCGTAGATGACATTGAAACTAACATGTCTCACGTTAACTTCCGTGACGTTGCTACGTCTTCAGCAGCTTACTCTTTGCGTGATGCTTTTGACCAAGGTGTACTGGCTTCTATGTTTGCTGGTGTATCTACTGCTACTCCTGACCATGTACTTGGTACGGATAATGCTACTGATCTGGCTGAAGGTACTTTTGACGGTACTGGTAACCTAGACCTTGGTTTTGGTACTAATGAGCATGATCCTCTGGATATTATGGCACGTATGGCACGTTTGCTAGACGAGCAGAACATCCCAGAAGAAGGCCGTTGGTTCGTAGCTTCACCACAGTTCTACGAAGTACTGTCTCAGTCTAGCTCTAAGCTGTTGAACGTAGACTTCAACGCTGGTCAAGGCTCCATCCGTAATGGTTTGGTAAGCTCTGGCAAGCTGCGTGGTTTTGATATGTACAAGTCAAACAACATTCCTGCGGTATCTAATGCTGCTGGTCAATGTCTGGCTGGTCACATGTCTTCTACGGCAACGGCTCAAACGATCACCAGCACTGAGGTCATCCGTGACCCAGATAGCTTCGGTGACATTGTTCGTGGTCTACACGTTTACGGTGCTAAGGTACTGCGACCAGAAGCTCTGGTTTCAGCCTTCTACGGTATCGACTAGACCTTTTTAGGTGGGGGGCTGCTTCGGTGGCCCCTTTCCTTTTTACTGGAGATTATAATGCCTCAACTTGGATCTGATGCGAAGCCGTTAATGATGAGACAAACTATTGCTGGTAAAGGCAGTAGAATCCGTAAAGGAACTAATTACGCACGTTACAAAGATAACTTTGATAAAATTTTTAATAAAGACTCTGACCCTGAATGCGCTACAGAGTTAGAAGGCGCTAGAGCAATTAGTAAAACTTTTTCAATGGAGCAAGACTAATGATGTATGGTAAAGATAAAAAGAAAGGAATGATGTACGGCAGTATGGTACGTGAAGGTAAGATGGGCGGTGGACGCTCTATGTATAATAAAGGCGGCTATGCTTCTGTACAAGATATGGAAAAAATGTGCAGTACTAAATCACCACGGAACTCAATGAAGTGAAAGTAGCTGCTCCTAAAGGTTACCACTGGATGAAGTCCGGCAAGTCTTACA